ATTCCTCTACGTCTCGTGGGCTCGGAGATGTGTAGAAGGGACAGTGTTCGATGAGGACTTCTGGATGATCCAGCGGCTGGAGGAGCTGTCTTACATGGCGGGGCCGTTCCTGTACCGTGACCCGATGGGCCGCAGGGTTTACTGTTCGGTCAGAGACTTCACCGCTGACCGGGCGCTGTCGGGCAAGTGGAGTGTTAAGCTGGAGGTCGAGGAGGTGGACCATGAGTAACCGGCTTGACCGCGTGGAAAATGCGCTCGCGGAGCTGATCCGTGAGAAGTATCCGGAGGGTGCGCTGGTTGGCGCGTGGACCGTCTCCTGCGAGGTCCTGACCACGGAGGCGGACGAGGACTCTCGCGCGCTGTGGTTCCTGGAGGGCCGGGGGTCTCTGATCACCCGTCGCGGCCTGATCGAGCTGTCTCGTGACGTGCTCGCGCGGACGGTGAAGGAGACCGACGAGTGAGCGCCCTCGACACCCATAGGCAGGCGGATTACACGGTCACTCTCCTGGACTCCAAGGACCGTGTAATCCGTCGTCTCGACGGTGTGACCGGCGGGAATATCACGTTGAGTAACTCCACGCGCCTGCGCGCGTCCGGGAGCCTGCACCTGACGGAGGCGTGCGGGCCTATCGACTGGATGACTCAGCGGGTGCGGGTCGATTACGCCACGTCCGGCCAGTCGTGGGGCCTGGGCGTGTTCCTCCTGTCCGCACCCACCCGCTCCTACGGCGAGGCCGGGTCCACGTGGGACGTTGATCTATCCTCCCCGTTGGCCCTCCCGGACGCTGACTGCGTGGACCGCACCTATACCGTCAAGGCCGGGTCCAACCTGATCGACGTGGCGGCGGGGCTGCTGCGCGACACCGGCCTGGAGCGCCTGTCCATCACCCCCTCGACGGCCACCGCGTCGTCCGACATCGTGTACGATCCGGGCAAGTCGAAGCTGACTATCGCCAATGAGCTGCTGAGCGCGGCTGGCTATTGGTCGGCGCACCCGGACGGTGAGGGGCAGGTCCACCTGGACCCCTACGTGCGTCCGGCGGCGCGCGGCGTGGCCTACGACTTCCGGGAGGGCGCGCGGGCTATCCACCTGCCTGAGTGGGAGCGTGAACTGGACGCGGCCAGCGTGCCTAACAAGGTCGTCCTGGTGAGCGAGGGTAGTCAGGATAAGGCGGCCCTGGTGGGCGTGGCGACCAACGAGGACCCCGCGAGCGCCTACTCGTTCCAGGCGCGCGGACGGTGGATTGTCGAGACGCAGACGGGTGTCGAGGCCGCTAATCAAGAGTCGATTGACTCCCAAGCGCGCCGCCGCCTGATCGACGTGTCCACGCCGTCCGCGTCGATCGCCATCCAACACATGCCGGTGCCCCTCCAGCCCAACCAGGTGGCGGGCTTCTCCAGCCAGGGGCACACGGCGCAGGGCGTGGTCAAGGAGATCGAGTACACGCTGGACCCCACCGCGCTCGTGAAAACCAAGCTCCTGGAGGTGACCGACCTATGACCACCCTCGACTACCTCATGAACGTTGTCGCGGGCCTGCGCTCGCGCCTCGACCTCGCGCCCGTCTTCCGGTGGGCCGTCGTGGTCGGCACCGACCCGCTGCGCGTCCAGCTCGACGGCGACGCAACGCCCCTGTCCGCTGACCCGATCAACTTCGCAGGCGACCTGAAGGCAGGCCGCCGCGTCTGGACGGTCAGCGTCAACCGCCGCCTGTACCTCCTGGGTACTGTCCGGGAGACGCAGACGGGCGACGGCGGGTCATCCGCCCCGGTGGGCACCGTCGTGGCCTACGCTGGCGTGAAGGCTCCCGCCGGGTGGCTCCTGTGCGACGGGTCCGCCTTCAAGAAGGCGCAGTATCCGGCGCTCGCGGCGGTCCTGGGCGCGACAGGGACCGGCGCGGACTTCATGGTGCCGGACCTGCGCGGTCGGTTCCTCATGGGGTCGTCTGCCTCCCATCCGCGAGCGCAGACGGGCGGCGAGGAGACCCACACCCTGACCACCGCTGAGATGCCCTTCCACTCCCACAAGGTGATCGGTCAGGGCTATAGCGGCGCGTGGTTCAACGGCGTTGGCATCTGGCAGTCGGACGCAGGCTCGGGCGGTAAGTGGACTATCCCCGCCGCCGCCGCAAGCGGTCAGCTCGGCTACCTGGAGGCGGCGGCTACGGGCGGCAACAAGCCGCACAACAACCTCCCTCCGTTCTATGCGGTGGGTTACATTATCAAGGCCTAGAAGGGGGCAAAAATGGCTGCAACCAGCCGCGCGCTGATCGCGGTGACGAAGGATGCCGCACTCAAGGAGCGTGCCGTTGCTCTGGCGGCGACGCTGGGCATGACGGAGAACGAGGTGGAGGCCGCATGGCGCAACATCATTGTCTCCAATGCCGACAACACGGGCAAGCAGGCTATCGCTGACGTGTACGAAGACGCGTTCGAGAAGCGATACCTGGCGCTGGCTAAGGTCCCGCCCGAGGTGGGCGAGGACCTGTCCGCCGTGACGGACGAGAACCTGCTGTTTGCCCTCCGGCAAGCACTGAAGGACAAGAAGGAGAACTGACAACATGCCAGATATTGACGCATTTGCGTATGACATGCAGTGGTGGTGCCAGTATGGTGACCTGGGCTACGACCAGTGGAACCGCTGGGACCTCCGCGTGGGTGGCGAGACGGATTGCTCGGCGCTCGTGATCGGCGTGCTGAAGGCGCGCGGTTTCGACGTCGGCAACGCGACGTACACGGGCAACATGGCCCGCGAGCTTACCGCTCGCGGCTGGGACCTGCTCGACCCGGACACCGACCTGGAGCGCGGCGACATCCTGCTCAACCACGCCAACCACGTGGCCGTCTACCTGGGTGGTGGCCTGCTCGCTCAGGCGAGCATTGACGAGCGCGGGGAGATCGCGGGCGGTCAGTCCGGTGACCAGGCCAACGAAACCAACGTCAAGCCTTACTACAATTACCCGTGGGACTGCGTGCTGCGTTACACGGGGTCGGACACGGGCGGCGTTTCCACCTACGGCCACGGTTCCGGATACAACGCTAACGGCTACGGCGAGGACTACGTGCGCGAAGTCCAGACCCAGCTCCTCGCGCGCGGTTACGACCTCGGGGAGGACGGCGCGGACGGCATCCTGGGCGAGAACACCTACAACGCGATTAAGGCCTTCCAGGAGGCCAACGGCGGCCTGGAGATCGACGGTATTCCCGGCCCGCAGACGCTGGCGGCGCTGCGCGGCGCGAGCATCGTCCCCACCGCCGCCCACCAGCCCGCCGTGGACGGATACTGGGGCGACGCGACGACCCGCCTCCTCCAGGGTGTCCTGGGCACCACGGTGGACGGCGTGGTGTCGTCCCAGGCGGCGGTGAACCGCGACAGCCTGCCCGGCTGCACGACCGGCTGGGAGTTTGTGCCCACCGAGGTCGCGGAAGGCTCCCTCCTCATCGAGGCCATGCAGACGGCCCTCGGTGTCGAGGCTGACGGCCTCATGGGGCCGGACACGGCGAACGCACTCGCCGCACGGTACGGACTGGAGGGCGACGGGTGCCTGGATGCCCCGTCTCCGACGGTCGAAGCAATGCAGCGCGAGCTGCTGAATGGAGGATGGTAATCATGGGTGCTCCGAAGCACGCTCTCACGACTGACAGGACCCGGTGGGCGGCTCTCACGCCGGATCGCCGCAAGGCCCTGTATGGCATCGTCGCAGCGCTCCTGGCGCTCGGCATGGCCTACGGCTACGTCACGCCCGAGCAGTCGACGCACTGGCTCGACGTGGCGGACAAGGCCCTGGGTCTGATCGCTCTCGTGATCGCCGCGTCTCACACGGGCGGGGTCTACGAGGCCCCGATCTACGGTGAGCGCGACGGGGAGGACTCGCCCCAGTGAACCCCGGCGAGGTCGTGGCCGTCATCAGTGCCTCCGGGGTTGCCTTCGGGGGCCTGGTGACGGCTGTGTCCGTCCTCGCGGGTATGAAGTGGGGGCGAGAGAAGGCTAAGGCGGAGGCGCTCCTGGTTCGGGAGCAGGTCGGCAAGGCTCGCGCTGAGCGTGAGCAGGCCGAAACATCAGCTGCGCTGGAGGCTATCGCGGGGAAGATCGACCAGCGGCTGGACGCGCTGGAGGCCTCGCTGTCCGAAGTACACCACGAGGTGACCCCGAATCATGGGGGCAGCATTAAGGACGCGGTGCGCCGCATCGAGCAGAATCAAGAGGGTTTCCTGTCCCTTATCCACATCT